CAGGGCGGTCAGCGAGGCCAACCAGATACCGGAGGGTTTCGCCCAGGTCGATCCGCGCAGCAGATGGCCGAGCACGGCGGTTTCGAGATATTCAGTCGCGGGCATGGATCAATCCCTTATCTATGGTTTCCTCCCCTCCTTGATAAGGAGGGGCCGGGGGTGGTTACGTTTGCGGCGGATTCCCGGCGTCGTCAACCTGATAGACCCGATCCCACACCAGCGCGTTGCCGTATCCTTCGGGGCGGTCGTCGAAACAAGTTATAATGTACGGGTCGGCGAGGGTCTGTTCCGGAAGCCCTCGAAATTCGAACGTCCCGACCCCGGCATCCGTGACCGTGCTGATGACATAGGCTCCGGTCATGCGTCGGCGAACTTCGACGCGGCGAGAAACAGGCGATCCGTTGAGCAGGGTTTGCCCGGCCAGAATGTGCGGCGCCGATCCGTAAAAACTTCCATTCGCCACGACCAAGGCGGAAATAACAACATCGGCCATATCAGTCCCACGGCCCGGTAATGTCGAACAGGACGCGGCCGGTCAGGGATAACCCGGCGTCGGTGCCCACACTGTATAGGGTTTTTCCTCCAACCAGATATGTTCCGCTGTAATTTGCTTTAAACAGCGGGGCATACATTCCGCGCATGATCCCGCAGGGCTGAGTGATCCCAGCCGGTGGGTCGGCTATCGCCTTGACGATTACCGGCAGCATCAGCAGGTCGACGCCGGTGACGGGCGTCCCTGAAAAATAGGATTCGATGCTCCCGCCAAGTGGCGAACCGCTTGGCGCGGCGTAGTTGATTGCCTGAAACGCGGAGTGGGCATTGGCGGAGATAGAGCGCCTGAGAAATCCCGTTGTGGCGGTTGTATCGGTAATCGAGTATGCTTGATGCAGAGGGATATTGGTATCGTCGTCGGATAGCCTAGTTGAATCGCTGCTTCCGGAAATAAACGCCGGGCACGGATCGTCGGCGATCAAGCTGAGGTATTCGCCGAACCCATGGACAATATTATTGTCCTCTGGTTGGAGCACGACATAACACGTCTTTTCATCGGCGATCACTAACCATGCAAAGGATTCCGTCGCTGAATACCATTTGCCGAAATAGACCGCGCCTCGCGCGCCTTCTCCCGTTTCCACGCTGCTCATGCTGTCATAGCTGGTCATGCGGGTCACGTCGGCATCATAGTCTCGGTCGTTGATCTGATAGAACTGGCGCGCGGTGCCTTGCAACGCGCGGAAACACGCGATGTTGTTGGTTTCCGCGAACGGCTCTTCCCACCCGGCCGGGGTCATGGCGCCATATCCCGTCACCAGGCAGGCGCGCAGCAGGGCGGCCATGGACCCGCGCAGGCTGGACGGATGTGGCGGGGCACCGGAGTCGGTGGATTTGTAAATGCGAATGGTCATCAGTTGGCGGCTCCTCGAATCTGGATCACAAACTCATCAGTCGGCGCTTCCACGGCGCCCTGCATGGTGGTGCGCGCCAGCCACATGGGGGCATTGGCGGCGCTGGTGTCGAAACGGAACACGTTGCCCGTGGCCCAGCCGGTGCCCCATCCCCGGTAATCGATGCGGAAATAGGGGACGCCGGTGAACGGGTTGATAAGGGCCACATCCGAGCTGGTGTTGCCCGTGGCCAACACGCCCATGTTTTCCGAAACCACGTTGAATGCCGTGGCGCTGGTGAAAATGATGGCCCAGCGCTGGGCGATGCTGCCTTTATTGGTCAGCTCGATTGGATAGAGCAGATCGTTATACCGTGCCGTGGTATCGTCACCGCTGCGGGCATCGCGCCACACGGAATCCCAGGTTTTCTGGGTGTAACTCCGGACGATGCGGGCGGCGAGGTCGCCGAAAATCAGGGCGCTCGAAACCTGGGTGACGTTGGCCGAATAGCTGTGCGTCAGCGGTCCGACGGTGCGGATCAGGCCGTTGATCTGAGCCTCGGAGATCAACACCATGTCCTCGATGCGATGGGCGGCGACCAGCGGCTGGGTGTAACCGGTCAGGTCCAACGGGTTGGCCATGGTCACGGTGCCGGCGGTGAGGTTGACGGTGTACAGGGCCTCGTTGACCAGCGCCCCGGTCTGGTCCCGCAGCTCGCACAGGGCCAGGGATCCGCGCGCCAGGGTGACGACCTGGCCGCTGGAGAGCGGCGACGGCATCAGCTCGTCGGCGGTGTGGTGGATCACGGCGACATTGCCGGCCTTGAAAATCGGCACCCGGCCATCCAGCGGCAGGCGGATCGGTTCGATCCCCAGCAGCGAGGCATCGAGCGGCAGATAGGTGTAAATGACACAGTTGTACAGGGCGGTTTCCGGCAGGACGCCAGCCGGCTTCCAGATCATGCCTTCCGTGACCCATTCGGCCCGATACCAGGGCTCCGCTTCGTTGCCGGCGGCGGTCACCATCTCGCCGAACCGGACGCGCGTCACGCCGACGGTGGTTTCGATGGACCCGGCGACGCCGGTGTCGTCAATGGTGCCGTCGTTACCGGCCTGGGCGGTAATAAGGGTGCCGTCCGGTTGCGTGGCGCGAAGGCTTAGGCTGCCATCGCGCACCGGGGCGCCAGGGGTGCGAAACACATAGCCGTCGGGGGTAAATCCGCCATCGCGGGTGAGCAGGCTGGTCAAGGTGACGGCGGTCGCGGATAGGGCCGGGTAGCTGGTGAGCGTGGCCAAACCGGTGGTGTAGTTGACGGTTCCGGCGATGGTGCCGACGCCGGTTGAGCTGCTGCGGTCACGGTAGAGGTTGCCGGCACCGTCGTCGTACCAGCCATGGCCGCCCATCGCGAACACCACCGAGTTGGGCACGATGGTTTCGACCGTGGTCGGCGTCAGCTCGATGGTCAATGCCGGAGCGGCGAGGCTGTCGGTCTGCGGCAACCAGGTGGCGGCGCCGTCCTGGGCATAGGTGGCATGGACCAGCGACGGCGCTTCCTGCACGGCGTTGCCGGTGGTGACGGTCGGGACCGCATAGGTCGACATGCTCCATCCGGTGGCGGCGACCGGGGTGCCGTAGATTTTATAACTGTAATCGTCGAGCCCGACGACATTGATTTCGCCGCTGCTGTAATTGATGGTGCCGACGGTGGTTCCGGCGCCGTTTTTCATGTTGCCGAGGCCGTCGTCGTGGAACTTTTTCGAGCGCGATACCTTAACGATGGTGCCGTCGGCCTTGACCGATTTGATCTGATTGACAGAATATGTCACGGCCACCGACCCGGCCCGCAACGGCGCGTGGGGGATCACGAACATCAGATTGTTATCGGTGGCGGTGACGCTCATGATGGTGCTGGTGGTCGGCGTCTGCTGCTGGTAGGCGATGCTGTACTCGGTGGCGCTTTCGGGGATGCCGGCAGGCCGGAACAGGATTTCTCCCGAGCCATAGCCGATAGTTCCGGTCGCGTCGCCGGTGAAAGCGCCGTTGCCATTATCGGTCGCGGATTTCGGCGTGGCTCCATCCAGCCACGAAATCGTCACACTGGTTGGCTTGATCCCTTGATGGGGCAGGGTGTGGGCAATCATCATCGGCTCGGCGTAGGTGGTCCCGCGCCGGTCGCTTATTTCGAGGGCATGGCCCCACTGGATAATGATGCTGGTTCCTACGTCCGGCAGGGCGCCGAGGGTGATAATGGCCGATCCGCTGGCATAATCGACGGTGCCGGTGCCGATGCCGGATTCGTTGCCGACGAAAACCCCCTGGCCATTATCGTACAGCTCATACCATTTGCCCTGGGCCATGTAGCTGACGATGATCGATCCGGGGGCCGGCAGGGGGCCGGACAGGTTCGGCGTGTAGTTGTAGGCGCGATTCGCCAGCTCGATGGCGATTTCGCGGGAAACGAACGCCGTGGCCACGGCACAGGCCGGGGTCGCGGTGAGGCTGACGGTTCCGCTCCAGGCGGTGGCGCGCTCGATGGTGATCTGCCCCGAGGCGTAATCGACATATCCGGTAAAGCCGCCGTCGCCATCGACGGCGACGAGGTTGCCCCGCACGTCGCGGAAATCGTAGCCGATGATGTCAATCGCCAGCGATCCGGGGCGGAATCCCTCGGGGAGATGGATCGCGTTCGCGGTATTGCTCCGGGTGCCGGTAAATGTCAGCGACCCGACCGGACCCTTGGCGATCAGCGAGACGTTATCCCCACCCATGAGCTGGTCGACCAGCGCGGTTTCCACCTGGGAAGTCGGCACGAGCTGGTTGTAAATCGAGTCGACCCAGAAGCTCATGGCCCCGGCGCTGACCGGTTGCGCCAGCTTCTTGACGCCGAAATAGCTGGAGGCATCGGCGACCACCGTGGCGTGAATGCGGGTGTTGGCCTTGGTGGTGTAGGGCGTCGCTTCGATGCCGGGGAACGTGTATTGCAGCGCGGCCGACAGCCCGATGGTCAACAGGTCGACCTCGAAATTTCCGTAGGACGAATGGGTGAACGTCTCACGGGTGCTGGTCAGTTCGGTGATCCGTACATATTGCATCTCGCCGTTGACGGCGTTTTTCAGCACGACGGTCTCGCCGATTTCCGGAGAGACCGTACCTGGCCGGGCAAAGGCGGTGATCGCCCGTTGCCCTTCGAGTTGATCGTTCAGCGGACGCCACACCAACTCTTGGGCGATGCTGACGTAACTTTCGATGCGGTCCTTGGCGTCGTCGCGTTCGTCGTAAAAGTCGTTGGTCGAAAAAAGCGTCACATGGACGTTATCGTCCTCTGGAGGTTCGGTGACGATGGCGTGGGCACCGTAATACATATCGGTGTTCGCGGTCATGACGGCCAGAAATGCCTTGAGGATGGAAACCCGGCCATAAACGCGATCCAGCGGCGAGATGTCGGGGAAGAGGTTGTTGACAACCCCGTCGACGATCTCGGTCCCGGTCATCTGCCCGCCCCCGTCGTAATAATCGGTGAGGCGTTCGGAGGCCATGAGTTTGATGTCGGTTTTGGCGATGGACATGGTTTATCCCCTCACATGCACAAGCAAATCCTGCTCGTAGAGATTCCCGGCGCTGGTGGCGGCGCGAAAGCTTACCTTGTACCGCTCGCCGTCGGTCCCTCCGGAAAGACGGGCTTGCAGGACGCTGTTGGATGCGGCCCCATCGGCAACCGCCATGCTTCCAGTGGCGATGATGGTGGCGGTTGCGTCCGTGGCGGTACCGGCAACGACCGCGCTGACCGTGCTGCCGACTTCGGTCAGCGTTTCGCCACTGGCGAGCAGCGGAGAAAAATCGAAGCCGACAAAGAACGTTTCAGCGGGCTGTTTCCCGCCTACCAACCGACGCATCAGGCGTACTCCACCGTGATCGTGCCGCTATCGCTGGCCGTGTTCGGCGCGCTGGCCGACACCACGCGCTTGATCCACACCCGGCAACCACTGCCGGCGGCGATGGCGGGGATGCTCAACCGGCTGCCGGTGGTGTAGGCGGAGAAACTCACGGCGGCCGGGGCCGTCGACTCGTTGGCGATGCTGGTGGTGCTGTCAATGGGCGAGGCTTCGAGGCCGAATTGCAGCTCGGTGCTGGTGCTGCTGGTCGGGGTGCTCATGTACAGTTCCGTCCCAGAGGATGCCGCGTCGCCGCTGTTGTAGAGATCCAGCGCGCGGTATTCGTTGTCCCCGGCGCTCGCTTCGGCGGCGGAAACGTTGTCGAACAGGTTGTTCATCGCGGTTCCGCTGATGGCATTGCTGCTGCGGACTCCGCCGAGGCTGGCGTTGGGGTCGCTGTTCGATGCTCCGCCGGTGAGGCGCCAAACGAGGGTTGCGGCCATGGTCTATTTCCTTTCTGCCAAGAGGATAAAAATGCGTTTTTCGGCGTTGATGATGAAGTCGCGGCGCTCGGCCATGAACACCCGCACCGGCTCGGGCACCGTATCGCTGATGATGGCCCAGGCGGTGGCGGTGTCGAGGTCGCGGAACACATGCCACGCGGTATCGGTGGCGAAGCCTTGCAGGATGTCCCATGCCGTGGCGGTGTCCATCCCGTTGATGATGGTCCAGTCGGTCGATTGGTCGAGACTGGTCTTGATCGTCCACGCCGTCGCCTGATCGAGATCCGCGCGGATGGCCCAGGCGGTCGGCGTGTCGAGGATGCCCGCGCCGAGGATCTGCCAGGCCGTTTCCCGGTCCAGCCGGGTAAGGATCGCCCAGGCGCTGCCGGTATCGAGGGCGGCGCGGATGCTCCATGCGGCATCAGCGGCCAGGGCGTTGCGGATACTCCAGGCGGTGGGCGTTTCCAGGGCCAGGGAATCGAGGATGGCCCAGGCGGTGGCGGTATCGACGGAGGTAAAGATCGGCCACGCGGTTTCCGCGTCGAGTCCGGCCTTGATCCGCCATTCCGTCGGCGTGTCGGCGGCGGTGGCAATGGGCCACGCGGTCGGCGTGTCCAACCCGGCGCGAACCGTCCACGCCGTTTCCGCCTCGGAAGATGTGCGAATACTCCACGCGCTCTCGGCATCGGCGCGGGTAAAAACCGCCCAGGCTGCGGACTGGCTCAACGCGGCGCGGATGCTCCAGGCGGTGTCGATCTCGGCGGCGGTGTAGATTTTCCAGGCACTGTCGGTGGTTAGGGTTCCGCCCCCAGTCGCCGGAAACGAATACACCGGGCGCGATACCGGCATGAGCAGGGCGTAGGGGGTGGCGGCAAGCTGGGATACAACATTTTCAGCAACTTCGCTCGCAACTAGCAAACATTGAGAAATTATCCCACCGAACGGCTGCACTGAATCAGCCCACCCACCAAGGGTGAAACTAGAAAAAGGACCGGACGTAGATGTACTTACAGTGTTTGTTGACCGAAGCACACCATCAATAAAAAATTTTTGTTGCCCGCTTTTCGATGTGAATCCAAGAAAAGTCGGAACACCGTTCTTTGATCCGCCCGAATACGATACTACGTTGCTACCGCAGTCTCTCCAAAATACCCGCTGGCCGCTAACGCCAGTGTCAGAAGGGTATATAATTAAATCGTCTGTACCTCCCCAACTAAGGACGGAGCGATCAGTGGCATAAAAATTTGGAGTACACCAAACAAAGCATGAAAAATTCGATAACGGTAGATTTATGATGTTTGTGTCAGACACAGACAGAAGAAAATTATTTCCCGTCGTCACACAATCAATGCCATCGTTTGTCCACCCATACGACCAAGTGTGAGGCACTCCGGTTGCGACATTCGATGCAATATTCCCAGCACGCTCCCAAAACGGAAAAAGGCCCTTTACGTCGCCTACGTCCATCCGTTCAGCATTGGCCCGCACCGCGTACTGAACCACCTCTGGTGGCCCCAACATTGGGGGCTTTATGTCGGGACGAAATATCATGCCGAGTAAGTGCTCTGAGCGATGCGACAGTTAACGGCGGTTGCCGAATAAGCCGTATCGGTGTTGACAACGCGAACTTGGAATTCTCCAATCAGATTGGCGTCAATAGTTACAGTCTTTGTAACGGTCGTGTTGGCGGTAAATGGAACCGGTATAGTCCATGCCGATGCCTGCGATTCATAGGCCGGGGTATTAGCCGATTTACGCTCAATCAGAATATTTACGCCCTTGGTTGCACTAGCGTTGTAAGTAACATCAACGGCAACAGTGGTGCTAGTTTTGGCGGCATTCGAAACCGGGCCGAAAACGTAATTCCCACTGGCTACAATGGTCTGGTTCTGCGTTCCAAGGTCGGAATAATTGGCCTGTGTAAACCCTCCCATCACATCACCTCCCGGCACCGCTCGACCATCGCGGCGGTAATCTCGCTGTAGCCGAGCTGCTGCGCCCGACTTTGGCGCGTTTCGGCCAGGGCTTTGATCGCTGCGGCTTCATCGCCGGTCAGCAGACCCGAGGCGGCAAACTGGTCGATCATTCCCCGCGCCTCCCGCAGAGCAATATCCACTCCGCCCGCCGAAACGTCGGTGAGCATCCGGCAAATGCGCTGCATCACCCGGTCGGGCATGGCCTCCAGCGCGTCAAGGACCGCCGTGGCTCGTTCTGCGCCGAGAACGGCAAACAGGGTTCGCTCTGAAATCATCCTCTCCGAAAGCGTCACGTAGCGCGGATCAATGAGGTCGGCGGCGACTTGCTCGGGTGTCATGGCCGAATACCCGCGCTCTTCCGGGTCGGCGGTCAGTTCGGCGAGGAGCGGTTGCAGGTTGGCGTTGAGGGTCATGGTCAAAGCTCCATCAAGTAAATCGTCACCTTATACGGGTGCCCGTCTTCGGGGTGGCTATGCTCGTAGATCTGTTCGGCTTCCAAGCGATTGTCGGTGAACACCACGTTGCGCTCGCTGTCGTCGTTGAGGGTCAGGGTGTATTCGGTGCCCGGCGCGTTGGCGGCGGCGCGGAGAAGTTCGAGGGTGCTTTTCGTGATCCAGCCGAAGTTGTCGCCACCGGCGAGGGTGATCGGGCGGCCGGTCTGTTGGGCGTCGGCTTGCACGACCACGGCGCCGTCGGCCATGATGTCGATCTGCTGGGCGACGCTCGACCATTTATACTCGTCGATCCACAGCAGGTCCGCCGGCAGATCAATCGCGCCGAGGGTAATCATGCGGTCACCATCCCGGCCTGGCGCAGCACCTCAAGCAGGCGCCCCGCGTCGGCTTCGGGTAATGTCGCGGCGACAGTCTGGCCCCCGGATTTGAGATTGACGGTCATGGTTTTCTGTGTCGCGAAGCCCGGTTGAGGTGTCGTCTTTGATAACTCGTTGAGCTTTTTGATGTAGAGCTGTTCGGCGTATTTGTTCGCCGACCTGGTAAACGCCGACTGTCCGGCGATTCCGGCTCCGCCCATGGTCATCAGGTCTTTGTTGGTGTAAGCGCGGCCGTTTTTCGCGGTGACGATCTGGCCGGCCCAATCCGTGGCTTCTTCGAGGGTTTTGAAGCTGGCGATCTGGTTTTGGATTCCGCTGTATTGCTCGCCGAAATACTTGGAGCGGGCCTGCTTTTTCTGTTCTTCGGTGAGCTTCTTCTGTTGCTCGGTGGCTTCTTCCGTCATTTCCCCGAGTTCGCCCATGGCCGACGCGGCTTGCTCCCCGCCTTCCTGTCCGGCCCGGCCGACTTCGCGCAGGGTATCGGCCATGGACTCGGCCGACTTCGCGCCGGACTTTTCGACGGCCATGAGGTCGTCCCACTTTTTGCGGGTTTCGCGGGCGGCTTTTTTTAATTCAAGTTCGGCGTCGATCTTGTCGGCGGTGGCCTCGGCGTACTCGCGGCTATCCTCGCCGTAGAGTTCCTTGCTTTTGGCGACGGCTTCGGCGCGCAGCTCAAGGACGCGCTTCTGAAAGGTTTCTTCGAGATCGGCTTTTTGCTTGGCGTATTCTTTTTCCGTCAGCCAGGTGCTTTCGAGGGAGTTTTCCAACTCGAACAGTTTGATTTCGAGGCTCTGCTTGAGGGCGTATTCCTCATCCCGATATTTCTGGGTGCTGTCGTCCCATTGGGAATCGCGCAGGGCATTGACGGCGGCGACGTATTTCTTTTCGGCATCCAACTTTTTGTCCAGAGCGTCCTGGTGCTCTTGCGTCCCGGCGTTGGCCTGTTCGGCGGCGGTGGCGGCGCGGAAATAGGCTTCGGCGGTGGCGTCGATTTCGGCGCGCAACGCGGTTTCGGCATCGACCTGGCGGGCGCGCGCGTCGATCAACAGCGATTGTTTATCGGCGGCTCTTTGCGAGGCCGTGGCGACCATCTCCAGGGTCTGGGACATGCTCATGGACGATTGCTCGGACTCGGCCAGCGCCGTCCGCACCTGGCCCAGCTCGCCCTTGACTTCTTGCAGCCTGGCGGTGACGGCCGGCAGTTCGGCGGCGGCGGCGCGCGCGTCGTCGGTGAGATTTCCGAGCCAGTCGGTGGCTTCGGCGCGGCTGGAGAGATCGGCGTGCATGGCGGTCCAGTAGGCCGAGGTTTTCGCCAGCTCTCCCCGATAGGCTTCGAGATCGGCGATGGTGGCGCCGTCGACCCCAGGTAACCGGTAATCGGCGGCGGATGAAAACCGCCCCATGGTTTCGGCCGTGGTGTCCGACAGCCGGCGCATGGCGGATTCGGCTTCGGCGGCTGCAACCCGCCAATCGTAGATGGTTTGGCCGAGTTCGACGATTTTCCCGCCGGTGAACGCGGAAACGGCGGCGAGCAATCCGACCAGTCCGGCCTTGGCGCCGGCGGAGGCTCCGGCCATGGTGGTCAGCCCGCCGGCGGCTTCGGTGAAGGTCGCGGCCATCTTCGCATTGCGGATCGTCGCGACGGTTTCGCTCAGCGCTCCCAGCCCGCGCGCCGTCGTGGCGACGGCGTAGGCGATCCCTCCGCCACCGAGGAGGGTGGCCAGCAAATTCTTGTTTTCGACCACGAATTTGATCGTCTCGCCGATGGCGTCGGCGATGGCCGAGGCCATGTCGCCGATGGCGTCGGCGTTTTCGCGGATGATCTTGGCGACGCCGGAGAGGCTGGCGGCGAGGTTCTTGTTATTGGCGATGGCGTTGGAAACTTCGGTCTTGACCATGGCCAGGGCGCCGGAAAAGGTTCCGGCGCTGGCGGCGGCGCGGCCCTGCATCTCGGCGGACTGTTCGAGAAACACGTTGAAGCGGACCTGGGCTTTTTCGAGGTCGGTCAGATCCTTCCAGGCGACCCCGTGCGCGTTGTGCGCTTCATGCCAGGACTTGACGTAAGTTTCGTTTAGCGTCAGCCCGAGGAACTCGGCGGACTCCGCTTCGCCCCGCAGTGCCGCCGTCACGCGCTCGATCCCGCCTTGCAGATCGGTCTTGCCTGCCGACAAGTCGGCGCTGCGCTTGATGAGTTCTTCCATCTGCGCGCTGGACATCCCCAAGCGCTTGGTCATATCGACCGTGCGGCTGATGGCGTTGGCCACGTCGGCTTCGCTGTACACCTTGAGCGCGGCCGACATCTCCTTTACTTTCCCCTGCCAAAAATCCAGGGTGCCGGTGTTGCCGAACTCGCGAGACGCGGCCATGACCGATGCTTGCAGGTTGAATTGGCCCTGCTCGGCCTCTTTCGTGGCTTCGACGATGCTCCTGATGACGGTGGTGACGGTCTGATAGCCGACATAAGCGGCGGCGACCTGCTTGATGCGCGTGGCCCAGTTTCCGGCGATGGTGGACCCTTCGCGCATGGCGGCGTTGGTGGCGGTGTACTGCCCCCGCAGTTGCGCGGTCTTGATCCGCAGATTGTCGGCGGCTTGGGCCAATTCGCGTTGGGAGAGCAGGCCGGACGCGGAGAGGCGCTGGTAGTGCTCACGTAGCGCGTTGATCTCTTGCGAGACCAGGCGCATGGGCTTGACGTCCAGCGCATTGGAAGCGGCGCGGAAATTGGCGGCGGCTTTTTCGGTGGTGGGGATAATCGCCTGGAAACGGTCGCGCACCCGAGCCAGTCCGGCTTCGGCCTCTTTCGTGTGCGCGGCGATCAACAGATCGATTTTATTTTCCGCTGCCATGGCTCTTGACGCACCTCAGAAAAAAGTTTCCGCCATACTCCCAGGGCCGCTGGTGCCCGTTCGCGATCAAGAATTCACAGGCTCGCTCTACCGATTGCCGGAAGGGTTCGCGGCTGGCGCTTCCGGCTTGGCCACCATCCGCGCGAAAAAAGGGTTCACCTCGGCGGCCGCCTCCCAGATCGGCAACAGGGCCGACGGGGTAAGCGCGCTCAGCGCGGCGCGGTCGATCCCGCAGGCGCGAACCACGGCTTCGGCCGGCAGGGCACCATCCATGACCACGTCCAGCGTGTCCACCTGTTGACCCGTGGTCACGGCGTCCATGCAATTGCAGATTTCCTCGACGGTCAGCTCTTTCACGGTGATGTCGCGCCCGTCGATGGTGATGATTTTCGAGAGTTTCATAGGGCTCCGGCGTGGATGATGGGGCACGGCGAACCGTGCCCCATGTCAATCATCAGGCGGCGTCGTAGTAGATGATTTCAAACGGCGTGGTGTCGCCGGTCGGGATCTCGCAAACGCCTTCCAGCTCCAGTGGGAGGAAGTCGTCGGACAAGAAATCGACAGCGGTCGACGGCTTAAGGCGCGCTTCCTTGACCACCACCTTGCAGTTGCGGCCGTTGACGAAGTTCTTGCCGTCCAATACAAGCCGGGCGCGGATGATGGGCGAGTCGGCGCCGGAGATCTCGGTCCAGTCGACCTGGGCATAGCTGCCGGAAACGTGCAGCGTGGCCCCTTCGGCGATGGCGCCGGTGGACAAAGCTTTGACCAGCCCCAGCCTGGTGTTCAGCTCGTAATCGGTTCCGAGGGTGTAGGTCGTGACGTTGGTGACGTCTTTGACCACCACGGCGGACAGCGATTCCTTGCCGACTTCCACCCACTTGTCGAGGTGCGCGGTGATCGACACCGGCGACCCGGCGGAGATAGATCCGGCGACCTGGCCGCCATCGGTGGCGGTCCCCAGGAAGGCGACGGCGAGATTGTCGGCGTCGAGCTGGTTCAAGATCAACTTGATGGCGGTCTTGCCCGGCAGGGTCGCGGCGGCGATGACCTGACCGTAATTGTCCCGCCCTTTTCCGGTCTGCTCCTTGATCTCCGATTCGGGGATTAACTCGAACTTGCTACAGGCGCCGGCAATGGCCGCCCCCTGCGAAACACCGGCGGAGGTCAACCGGTCGAAATAGAGGTCTCCCGACCCAAGCCAACTATCGGACATGATTTCAACTCCTTTCTAGAGCTATGGTTTGGTTGTATTTAAACGAATACTCCGCCTGGATCACGCACAGCCCGGCGGTCTTGCTGTAGCCCATCAAATATTCGCGGCGCAGTTGCACCCGCCCGGCGCCGGGGACGATGAGCCGGTTGAGCGCCACGCGGACAGCCTTGGCGATAGCGTAGGCGCCGACGCTGCCGAGAGCGCCCCTGCGCGCCGACTTCTCGCCCCGCAGATCGGTGGCGGCGGCGTAGACATCGAGGGTCAATTCGCGGCGGTCCTCGGTGTTGACCGATTCGCTGGTCATGGCCGACACGCAAACGAAAACGGCCGGGTAGTTGATGGGGAACTGGCCGAAGCTGTCGGCGGAAAATTCACCGCCGTAGGTCTCCAGCGTTTTGACGCCGACCGTCGTGCCTTTCAGCGGTTCCAGCGCGGCGAGGATGGCATCCTCGAAATCTTCATAGGTCATGGCGTCACCGTGCCCATGGCCATTTCGAACAGCCATTGCTGGGCGCTGTTGAATTGCTGCTGGCGGGCCTCGCTGGGGATAAGCTGCGTGTTCCGGGCATAAAGGTGGAACAGAGTCAAAAAGCAGCACATCCGACGCGCGACCTTGGACCCTGCCGTTACCGTCACCCCGACCGGGAGATAGCTGTCGATCTCCGCCGTGGAGTCGTCCAGAATCGCGGCGACGATAGCGGCATCCGGCTCGAACACATCCACCCCGGTAAGCTGGGTCAGCTCATCGGCGGTGGCGTAGGCAAGCAGATCGTCCAAAGTGGCGTAGGCCATGGGACATCCTCAAAAAATGCGCGGGGCCGGAGAGAAGAAAGCCCCGCGCCAAGGGTTTAGGTGCGCTTGCCTTTGATGAGCGCCTTGGGCTGGGTGCAGATCGGCAGCGGGTTGCTTTGGGCTTCGAGGTCGACGAACTTATTGAAACGCTCGTCGGCGGCTTGCTTCATGTATTTGGGCAGGCCGATGGTGTTTACAGTTTCCATGTAGTCCGCCGGGCCGTAGTAGAGCTTGAACAGGCCGGGGACGCCGACGGGGAAGACGTGGCACTTGTCGGTGTTGATGAAATCGACGCCACCGATGCTGCCCCGATACTCTTCCCAGACGATCCCGCCGAACATGAAGCGCTCGCCGTAGTATCCACCCCGCAGTTGCGCGGCTTCCTGCTGGGCCAGGTAGGTATCGCGGACTTCGGCATGGGCGATGAGATCGTCAAAGAAGGCGGCGCCACAGAAGGCGTGGGCGCTGCGGACGGTGGCGGCGCCCAGATTGGTGCTGATGGCGCGCAGGACTCCGGCGCATTTGTTACGGAGGGCGCCGGCGGCCGGGGTGGCGTTGTCGAGATCGAAATCGACTTCGGTTTCTTGCGATACGCCGAACTCGGTGAAGAGGTCATAGATGACCGACGACCCGTCGGAATCAAGGATCTGCCCTTTGATGGCGCCGAGGGCGAGGTGCTCGATGGTGGCGTCGAGGCTGTTGCTCATGGACATGGTGCGCCCGTCGACCACGGTCTGAACGGATTCAAGCTGGTTCTCGCTGCCGAAGGCGCGGACACCCTGAATCTCGTCGGCCATGATCTTGTCGAACACTGGCAGATGGGGAATGACCAGGCTGCGGGCCTTGCGCTTGCCGGTTTTGTTCTGCGTGGCACCGGCGCCACGGGGGGTGTTCGGCACCAGATAGAGGATGCCGTCTTTTTCCTCGATCATGACCGAGGTGGTGGCGATACCCTGCTCCTGGAAGAGGCCGAGACCCATGACCTGGCCGGGCTGAAAGGGGACTTTGTTGATGGCATCGGTCAAACTGGTGACCGAAAAGGCGTCGCTGCGGAAAATGTCCAATGCACCCATGGTGTTATCTCCTTTCGGTTATGCGCGGACGAAGATGCCAAGGGCGGCCAACTGCGTTTCGGCGGCGGTCTGCTCGGCGGTTTCAATATCGGAAGGCCAGGAAATTTCATTGGCGTTGACTTCGGCGTCGCGAGCGATGATGACGCCGGTCACGTCGGCGGAGGTGGCGTCGTAATTGTCGTAGGCGATGCCGGCGGCGACCTGGCGACCGTCGGTGCCGTCCTGGTCGAAGGCGGCATATTTGCCGGACCCGGCGGCGACGGTGATGGTGAAAGCATCGCCAGAAGCAAAATCGGTGGCACCGTCGGCGATGGTGAAGGTCAGCCCCCCGCCGGTAAAGGCGACGGCGACGACGGCGACGCCGAGGGTAATACCGTCGGGATCTTCGACAATGAATTCGCCGACGTTGGTTCCGGGCTCGACACAGGTGGCGCGGTAGACGCCGGGCTTGGTGCCGGCGCCGACGGTGGGCGCGGCGGTGATCGTACCGTTACCGGTGTTTCCGGCGACGGCGGCGCCGACAGCGGCGGCAACGGTGACTTTGCCAAGGACTTCGCCGGCGACGACGTTTTCACCGGAAAGGATGGTGACGGTTTCGCGGCTGCGGGTGCCGTTTGCTTCGCTGGCGATGAACTCGCCCGCGTATTTTCCTTCGGTCAATTCGGCCATGGTGGTTCTCCTTTATGAGTGGTTTCGTTGCTTTATTTTTTGGCGGTCATCGCCTGATTTCTGGCCCGGTAAATGGCCGATGTGCTGATGCCCGCGCTGGTTGCCGGGGCGCCGGCAGGAGCGGCCGGTTTTGGCGCGGCGGCGGTGATGGCGGCGAGCATGGCGGCGGCACTTCCGCCGAGAGCATCGGGCGCGGCGGCGGCTTGCGGCAAAACGTTGATGCCGAGGGCATGGATGTGCTCGGGGGCGATGTCGGCTTTGACCAGTGCGGCGAACCTATCGCGGACTTCGGCGCCGAGGGTGGCTTCGATCAGGGCGAAGATGTTGTCCGTGGTGGCCTTGGCCGTGTCTGTCACCATGGCTTGCGCCTGTTCCACCGGGATGTGCCCGAGAGTAGCATCGGCGGCGATGGCGGCGACGTGTTCGGGGTACTTCGCTTTAATCTCTTCGATGGTCATGGGCGGCTCCTTTTTGGCCTGGGCTTCGGCCCGGAAAAGGGCATCCGAAGCGTTGCGATAGCGGGTCAGGTCGAAGGAGGCGGCGGCCTGGATGGGGCTCTCGACCTGATCGGCGAAGCCGAATTCGACGGCTTCGGCGGCGGTGATCCACGATTCGTCCGTCATCATCTTTTCGATGTCGGCGACGGCGAGCCCGGACTTGTCGTGATAGGCGGCGACCAGGGAGGCTTTGAACTTGTCCATGACATCGGCCTGCTTGCGCATGTCGTCGGCATTGCCCACGGCGACGGTCCAGGGATCGTGGATCATGAGCAGGGCGTTTGCGGGCATGACGATCTTGTCGGCGGCCATGATGATGACCGAGCCCATGGAGGCGGCGATACTGTCGACATAAGCGGTGACGGTGCCCTTGTGACGGCGGATGGCGTTGTAGATGGCGAGGCCGGCGACGACGCTTCCGCCGGGGGTGTTGACGTGCAGGTCGAAATCGCCGAGGCCATTGATGGCGCGGATGAATTCGGCGGGGCTCATGTCGTCGGCATCCCACTGGTAATCGACGATGACACCGTAGATGTAGACCTGCGGGTTTCCGGCGGCTTCGGCTTTGATGTCGTACCAGTTTTGTTTATTGGTCATTGTCTTGCTCCAGGGTTTCGGGTTTTTTGGCGGCGGCGGCCGTGGGCGGATCGGGGTTGAGACCGAGGGCGCGGAAGGTTTGTTTTTCGCGGGATCGCTGGGCGGCCTGCTGCTCCCAATCCTTGTTTTTCTTGGCGGCGATGTCGGCCAGGGTGCTGACGCCGGCATTCAGGCCCATGACGTCGGCGACCATCTCTTTGACCGGATCGACGTTGGTACGCTCCGGGCCGACCCAGGTGCAGTTGGTGTATTCGGCCATGGCGTCGTAAAATCCTGGGGCGCCCTTGGGCAACGCGATACGGCCGGTCAAGACGGCTTCTTCGAACACCATGTTCCAGACCGGGCGGCAGAAGCGGCCTATGAGCCAATCCTGGTACAGCTCGAAAACTCGCCAGGCTTCCTGGAGGGCGGCGCGGGCGCTGGAGTAGTTGGTTTTTGAGAAGTCTTTCGAGACGACTTCGTAGGGCATCCCGGTGGCGGCGCCGACGGCGCGGAGCACCGTTTCGACGAAAATCTGAAAGCTGTTGGTGGGGCGATCACCCTTGAGCAAGTGCGGTTTTTCGCCAGGGTTGCCGTAAAGCATGGTGCCCGGCGGGATCTCGCGGTAATGGTTGGTTTCCCCGGCGTTGTCGGTCCAGCTCGACACGCCGGGAACGCCGGTGGCGTCGTAAGGGCTGTTTTTTTCGATGAAGACCGGGAAGCTGGCGGCGACGATGGCGCCCATCAGCTCGTAATCGAGATAGTCGGCGAAGTTGCGGAAGAAGCTCATGGCCGGAGCCAGCACCGACACGCCCCGCGCCTGCTCGGGGGCCTTGGCGTGGTAGAGGTGAAACACCGTCGGGCGATGGCCGACGGTGGCCGGGTATTCGACAAACTTGTTGGAGGCCATTCCCTGGCGGATGTCGCCGTCGTCGGGGTTGGCGATGTAGTAGGCGACGGGCTGACCGTAGGTGCCGAGGCGGATGCCGTCGCGAACGGCGGCGTCGGCGATGCGGTCGGTGGGGGTCATGATCCGGCGCGGGTCGAGGGACTGCAGGGCCAGCCGATAGCGGCGGTTGGGATCGTCGTCGATCATCAACGGCAAGTTGAGGGCTTCGCCGTTGACCAGGACGGACCAGAGATTTTCAAACTGGATGCCGTAGAAGTCGGTGATGCCCCGAGCATCGGCCTGGGCGTTGAACAGATCGAACTCCCACTCGGCGGCATCGGAGAGTTCGGCGGCCTGCTCTTCGCTGATGCCGAGGCGCTTGAAATTGGGTTTGCTCTGCGGCCAGAGTCCGGGGCCGACGCTGTTGATGCTGATGGCTTCGACCAGGCTGCAAGCGTGGGGATCGTTGGCGACCAGATCGGCGCTGCGGTTGGCGATGAGTTCGCGTTGTTGGCCTTCTTCGCGGTAGTTGATGCGGCGCGGGCTCCAGCCGGCGAGGCTGTTGGTGTAACCTCCGCCGGTGCGGCTGATGGCGCGGGAACGGCTGCCCAAAAGGGAGTTCTGGACGGCGGCGGCCTGACGCTTGGCGGCGCGGATGGCGGCGAAATCAGTCACGCTTTACTCTCCCCTGGATCATCTGCGGGCCGTTTCCGGCGGCGAGCTGCACGCGCATGGATTGCAGTTTTTCAAGGCGGGCTTCGATCTGCGGCAACTGGACACGGCGCACGGTCTGCCGGGAGCCGTCGGCCTGGGCGCAGGTATACTCTTCCCCCAGGGCCAGGGCGCGGAGGGCCTGTTTCCAGACGATGATTTCAGCGTCAAGTTCGGCGGCGGTATAAAGGGGGGTCACACTCATGAGGCGAGAGTGCGGCAAAAGGCGGGGGTGGGGCAAATACGGTGCGGAAGGTGTGGAAGGTGTGGAAAATTTCTTTAGGGAGGTGCGTTTTTTGCAAAAAAAAGCGCCCGAGATGGGCGCTTGATGGGGTGGTTGTAATAGTCTTATTCTAGCCTTGTCAATGTCTGTCCTATTGACATCTGTCGTTGTCGCAGGAGCGCGCAAATGTCGGCCCATATCCCGACCGGTATTTTCCGCTCGCCTGCCATCCATTGCCGTATTCTCCGGGCATCGGACAGGTTGAGAGCGTTGGAAAGGTCGGTTTGCCAGCGATCTCCGAAGAGGGCGCGACCGGCTCGCTCAAGCCCCTCCGGTCCGTGGTTTTTGGCGGCATCGGCAGCGGATCGGTAGTGGTAATAACCCAGCCAGAACGGGGCTTGGTCTTCAAGTCTTACGCCGTTTGGCGGGTCGCAGATGTCGTTTATTTTCGAGACCAATTCCGCGACCTCCTCTTGCTTGTCGGAGGTGTTGTCCCTGTGTTTGGTCATGGCGGCAAGTAACGAGGCCGGATGTGCGTGGGTCTTTGGTCCGGGTGGTCCAGGTAAATGGCTCATCCAACTTGAGGGAATCGAAGTCGGGCCGGGGGAGATTATCTAAATTTAGCCCGGCGATAGCGGATAGTTCGTCGTCAAAGGATTTCATCTCTCTTCCCTCTCTCGCTCGGCAATCAATCGTTCCAGCTCACTGGCCGGAATGCGGATTGCGGCTTTTCTTCCCAGGCGGATGGATCGAACCCCGCCGGCATCTCGACCGATTTCGGCGAGGCGGTAAACGAAACTTCTGGAAATCCCGAGGCGTGACGCGAAAATTGCAACGCTGATGAATTCTTCGGTTTTTTTCATACTATCTCCGGCGGCTATTGAACCATGATGGGCGGCTGTTGTTGGTCTGCGTCGTTGTCGGTGGTGATGGCGTCATGCCTTTTTTCTCGCGGTCTTTCGGCGTTCTCGCCGGGAATTGCAGATACAACGCCAACGCCAATCCGTTGCTTTCGCAGTCCCACAGGTGGTTGGCCTTTCCCGGTGGGCATTGCCATTGTCCCCGCTCGTCGCGGTACTCGGCGCAGAGCTGGCGGGCGTAGTCGTCGAGGTTGCCGGGTAGGGGCAGGGTTGGGTTGCTTTGACGCTCTAACTGCTGCAACTCGGTGTAGCCAGAGTGCAGCCAGAAACATCCGGGGTCGCCGGGTTCGATGGCGAGGCGGGCGGCGAGGGCATCCTTGTGGAAATGGGTGTCGATGTGGTAGAGGCGCAGACCGCCGGGGATGGCTTTGGAGGTGCCGGGATAATGGTCGATCTTGCTGACCGTCATCGGTTGGGTCTTGCGGCCGCTGGCGCCCCTGGCGGGGATGACCACCGACCCGGCGCGCCGGCACCAATCGTAAACCTCGGCGGTGCGGTGACCGGCGCTGTCGATGATCCCGGCCATGATCCGATGCTCGCCCCCTTCGGAATCGCGGTGGGTGCTGTGATAGATGATGGTGTCGAGCCCGTCGAAACTCTCGACGTAGCCGTGACGGACGAGAGCGCTTTGCATGGTCTGATACTGCCAGGCGCGGACGCGATACCAGAATCCGGCGTCTTGGGTGTCAACGCTGATCTCCAGGGCATCGGCCCATGTCGGCACGATGGCGACGGGGCGGTCGTCCCGCAGGCGCAGGATGATTTCTTCGTGACGCTCCTTGACTTCTTGGATGTGATCCTCCACCCGATACCCATTCGCCCAGGCGACGCGGGAGGCGTGGTCACCGGTCTTGGCGCGGAGCCGGGCGGCGACGATCTCGGTCAGGGGGATGACCGGGAATACCCAGGCGGGGACGTGCCAGCCGATGGACTCGGGGCGGTGGTTGTCGGCGCCGGCCAGGATCTTCTCGCGCCCGCCGTGGTAGGCGACGGCGCGGCGCTCTTCGTTCCAATCGGTTCCGCAGGCAGGACAGGCAAGACCGAGGTCGGCGCGGTTGATGTTTTCAACGGTGGTGCCTTCGGGGATGACCAGATGTTCTTCGCCGGGCGTGACCAGCTCGCTACAGTCGGGGCAGCGCATGGCCCATGTTTTGATTTGGGCGCAGGCCATCGCGCCCCGATAGATAAAGCGACCGGCCGGGGTGCTGGCGAAAACGTATTTGGAGCGGTGGCGGTCGTCGCGGGCGCGCTTGAGAAACAGGGTGATGGGGTCGGAGCCTTCCGAGGTGCGCTCGGGGAACTTGTCGCACTCGTCGGCGATATTGATCCGCCCGAAGTAGGCGGCCATGGAGCCGGGAGAGTTGGCCCAGGCGGGAAAAAGGCGGATGCCGTGGTTGAAACGGATGGCGCCCCGGCTGGTGTCGTCGGCGGCATGGGAGAGATAGCGGGCGATGCGGCCCGGGCGGCCGTGGTCGTCTTTGGCGCGGAAGACGGGAATAACGCGCTCGCCCATCGCCTTGCGGGCGTCATGCTCCGTCGGCATGAGCCAGAAGATATTGCCGGCGGCGCTCCCCTGGTCGATACCCCAGCAGACGGTGTTAAGCAGGATTTGGGTTTTCGCGCCGCGTTCGGGCAGGCAAATCCACACCTGCCGGACCCAGGGCCGCGCGATGTCGTCCATGATCGGCACGGCATGGGGCACCAGCTCCGACCGCCAGGCCCCCGGCTTGGCGTCGATCTCGGTGACGCGCCGGTATTTGTCCGCCCACTGGCTGATGGTCAGCGGCTCCGGCGTGCGCATACGGCGGCGCAAGGCCCGGCTGGGGCGCGTGGTGACCGTGCGCCCGGCGAGGTGGGCGAAGGGGGCGATAGGGCGGATGGTGGGGGTGATCAGGTGCATGGGAAAGGTTCGCCGGTAGACTCAAGGATGGCGGTTTTCCCGGTGAAGTTCTGCCAGCGGCGGACAATAACGTCCGCGTAAACAGGGGCCAACTCCATCCCGCGAAAAACGCGGCCGGTCTGCTCGCAGGCGATCAGCGTTGTCCCTGATCCGGTGAAGGCATCGACAACAATCTCACCGGGCAAAGAAGAGTTTTCGATCAGTTTTTGAAACAGCCCGACGGGTTTCATCGTTGGATGAAGGTCATTTTTTACCGGCTTTGGAAATTCAAAAATCGATGTTTGAAACCCACCATAAAATTTATGACCGGCATCTTTCCATGAATATAAAATAGGTTCATGCTTATAGGCGTAGTCCGCCCGTCCGAGCACATGGTTGTTTTTTAGCCAGATCAATTCATGCCTGACCGGGAATGATGCTTGCATCATCATCATCATTTGGTCACCACCCTGCGGGGCGGTAGCATAGACGGAACAACCACGGCGGGCGATGGTATAAAGACAGTCAAAAACAGCCTTCCAGACCTTGGCGATGTCTTCTATTTTTCCATGATCGTTTTCAATGTTTGTTTGAACCCTGTTGCCCTTATCGAAAGCGTTTAAAAATTTGTTTTTGTCTGCGTAGCTCACGCCATAAGGCGGGTCTGTGACGATCAGGTCAGCACATGCCCCCCCCATTACAACCGACCATGATCCGGCTTCGGTGCTATCCCCGCACATCAACCGATGATTTCCCATCAGCCACACATCCCCATTGCGCGAAACCGCGGCTTCTGGAACTGGCGGCACATCATCCTCGTCGCACAACGGCTCGGCTTGTTCCGGCATGGGGAGAAGTTTTAACAACTCGTCAGGGTCGAAACCGAGCAGGTCCAGCTTGAAATTCATCTCGGACAAATCGGCCAGCTCGAGCTTTAAAATCTCGGCATCCCATCCGGCCCCGAGGGCAAGCTGGTTGTCCGCGATGACATACGCCTTGATCTGCGCTTCGTTCAGGCCGGTTAGGCGGATGCAGGGGACCTTCTCCATGCCCATGGAACTGGCGGCCATCACCCGGCCATGACCGGCGACGATCATGTTCTTGTCATCAATCAGCACCGGGTTGGTGAAACCAAACTCGCGGATGCTGGCGACGATCTGCGCTACCTGCTCGGCGCTATGGGTCCGGCTGTTCCGGGCATAGGGCACCAGTCGGTGCGTTTCGATCTGTTCAATCTGCATTGACTACCTCCTCCAAATCCTCGATCTCGACTGTGACTTCGGCGCTGTTGGCTATTTCGTTGCAGGCTGCAGCGAGGGCGGCGTCGATGATGCTTTGCACCTCAGACAGTCGCGCCGGGTTGCCCCCGCAGGCGTGGATGATGGCAAGCTGGTTTTTGCCGATGTGGTAGGCGACGGCGTCGCGCAGGCGTGACACCCAAACGCAGGTTTCTTCCTCGGCGGATTCGCGCAACACCCACTTGGCATCAAGGGCGCGCTTCTCGTCGTCGCGGCGAAATTCCTCTCGGTCGGCTTTGGCCTTGAGAAACCGAGCCTCATCACGGGCGGTGTCGTATTCGACCGGCGCGGATGGCCGGGCGGATTTCTCCTCGTTTTCCTCGCGCAGCAGCATGTTTTCGACCACCATGCACGAGACTTTTTTCCCGACGGTCGGCACCTTTTCGAAAAAGCTGGAGCGCCCGAGCTTGCCCGTGCGCCGATAAACGTCCCAGGCGGCGGCTTTATTCCGAAACCATGCATCGGAACCTCCTGGCCGACCGGATTCGCCGGGGAAATACTTTGGCCACAGACGGTCGATGAGGTCTTGCAGGGCTTCCTTGTTCGCCTGCCAGCTTTTGAGCGTCGCGCTGCTCGCCCCATCGCGGTGGGCGGTCATGGCGTTCTGCACGGCGGAGCTCTGGATGGACAGCTCGGCCTTGTCCATCTGATCGGCGATTTCGTGCAGCTTTTTGACGCGCTCGAACATGGAAAGCTCCCAAAAAAAGCCCGGACGCATGGCGGGTTGCCATGAACGTCCGGGCTTTCGGTGTGAAAGGTACCGGGGTGGTGCTAGGTTTTTAGGTGTGCGTGGTGCGTGTTATGTCGCCGGCAGGGCGGGGTAATGATAGTTATGGCGCTTCGTCATCAGGCAGGGATTCCGCCCATTCAATGGCCTCTTTTTTCGTCCTAAGTTTTACCCATCGACTAGAACAACTGAGCGACAGTTTTGTGGACAGCGACATCAGGAACATCGAACAGGTGAAGAACGTCCACCACCCTCCTCCCTGGCTATAGCTGAACCACATACACAAGAACAGGAATCCAAACGTCACGATATCAGAGTAAATACTCTCCTTCATCGTTTCCGTCTTCTCAAAAAGCACCCTCTCTTTCTCCATTCTTCTACCTCCCGCGCCATAACACCCACTCAATCGGATGCTACGCACCGCTTAGTTAAATCCGTTAGCCGCCATGAATCACACGCCCTACAGGCTTGAGTCCATAGAGCTGTTTTGCCGTTGCCGCCTTCACTGCCCGGTCATGGCACAGAATCTTGTTGTGCATCAGCTTCACCAGGGCAGAAACCCGTCCATGCGCCGCACTTCCGAGTGCGTTATCGCTATCCTCAGCCAAATTAAGCAAATGTTCGGTTGCCTCTCCCATCAGTTCAAAAGCCTGGTTTATTTGCTGGGTGGCGGTCTCCCATCGCGTAATTGCTCGCTCCATTTTTGTGAGCGCCCATTCCAGCTCTGCCGCCTGGTGCCGCACTTCATCATCCTCGCGGGCCTCTGCCGGGCCAATGCCTTGTTGTATCAGGTCTGCACGTTCCATAAGTACCTCCAGCAGCGGCTAACAAATCAATCAACTCGGACAGGCATTCCGCTGCGCTCCATGCCTGCCGGTTATTTCAGTCGTTATGCCTTATCAACCACCGTCTTGCCGCCGTTTACCCACCCCTCCTGGTAGTCGGTTTCGGCGGCTACGGCCAACTGCGCCACTCTCTCCACGTCCGACCAGTTCATATTGTTCGCCGCCCAGTCTTCGATTTCGTAGCGGTCGGCCTCGAACAGCGGCAGGGTGTCTTCCTCCATCGACTTCTGCACATCCCCGCCGAATTCGTGGGCATAGTATTTCGCCCTGTTCTCAGCGATCACACTGACAGGTACATCCCATTTGCTGCCATCCGGCATGTTTACGCGCAAGACCTTCATTTTAGCGTTCCTTTCTGCCTGAAAAGGCATAACAAATCACTGGTGCGGATCGCTTCGCTCACCGCACACCTCAATCGTTAAGCCGATTTCCGCGCATCACGGCCGCTGTCCCACCACTCGTCGAAGGCCGGGCCGGGCATGTTGTTGCGGTTCCACTCCCGCAGACACTCTCGAATGCCGATGCGCTCGCAGATTGCGTTCATGATCTGCCCGCGTCGGCGGTTGCCGTCGTGCTTCTCTGGCACCGGGTCCGGCTCGCCGAGCCCTTCGCGCGGCCACTCCCACTTGTTCAGCAGGCACCACCACTCGGCCAGCATCAGTTCTGGCGCTTCGGCAATCGCCTTGCGGTCGTCGTCGGTCATTGCGTTCATGCTTTCTCTTGCTCCGGTTACAGGACCCGCAAGGGCGGGTCGCAGTTGCTCAGTTGCCGGCATCGCAGTGCCCTTGCGGTCGCTTCACCGGCACGCTCAGCTTCTTCATTCTTCGTCCGTTCCGAAAAGTTCGGTCTCTTTTCCTTCGTCGGCGTATTCCGAGCAGTAAATGACACCTTGATTCTGCATTCGCTTCCCCGGCATTTCGATAACCAACCCGGTGACTTCAGCTTCGTAGGCAAAACACACAGCATCATCCGGGAACTTTTTCAGTTCTTTTCTGAGCCAAGCTACAGTTCTCATTCTTTCTCCTTGTAAAAGTCGGCGCTGGAACTACGGCGCTTAGTTGCAGGCAAAGACGCCGAACCAATCACTCCAGCGGATTCGCTCCGATCATCGTTACCTCAAAACAATCTTCTCATACTCAATACTCCCCAGTTTTCCCTCCGCATTGACATTGAGGACCATCCGGCTGCTTGGTAAAATCAGCCCGTGGCGGGAGAGGGTCTGGATGACGTCGCTCCTTGCTTCGTCGGTCAGTTCGGCCAGGCCGAGGCGGTTGGTCATTTAGGCTCCTTTTGGCGTTGGGTTCTCAGGCTACCCGATCCAGCGGCGAGAGCACACCTGCGCCGTGGCCGGTGACGTGGGTATAAATCTGCGTGGTCCGCACGTCGGCATGAAAGAAGACATACCGACGAGCCCAACCGACATAGCTTTTTTCGGTGGCCATGCTGTAATGCTTCAGGCGTATTTTTTTGCGCAGCCGGTCGATTATTTCACCTGTTTTCATCGGTTTATCTCCTTTCTGTTGCGTGATATGCCGCCGGTTGGTCGGGGTAATGATGGTTATGCCGACAAGTCCTTGAACAACTTCATCAGCGTTTCGTACTGCGCGAGCTTGCATCGAAGTTCTTTGTTCTGTTCGTGCAATTCGTCCCACGTTGGGCAACGCATGTACTTGTTGCACGAAGCGGCTGTTCCGTCGCCGTTTGGAACAATGTACCGCACTGGCCTACCGCACCCGCACAATTGCGGCATAACAACCGCATGCACGGGAGCCGTCGAGTTGCCGTTTTCTTCTGTCATAGTCTTTGTTCTCCGGCCCCGTGATGCGGAGCGTTATGTCACTCTGCAAATGCAGCGATACGTTCAATGAGGATACTGGAATACAGTGTCATTGCCTCCAATTGCCGATTCAGCCTCGACTGCTCCATTTTAGGAAGATTCCGGTACAGTTCGCCGCCGATAAACGAGGCCAACTTTTGGCGCTTTTCGTCCAGCGCCTGCCGCTCTTCAATCACTCTGAGCTGGTGCGGAAGTGGTTGCATTCCTTCAGTACATTCTTCAGCAGTAATATGTTCAAGCATCTGACGCGCTTGTGTGGCTGTCAAAAGGTTGGTTCCTACGGGGACACATTGCCCATTATGGCTGTCAAAGCTGATACCGCAGTCAGGGGCAAAATCCTCTGGAAGTTTCCAACAGAGAAAACGGTCCACCATTTTGCTAATTTTCTTTTCCATGTTCATCTCCTTTGAAGTGGGCTTTCGTGACATAACCATCGGGTGCTTGGGATGGCGTGAAGCTGCCACCCCAGACCCTCAGGCCGTTATGCCGACAAGTCCTTGAACAACTTCATCAGCGTTTCGTACTGCGCGAGCTTGCATCGAAGTTCTTTGTTCTGTTCGTGCAATTCGTCCCACGTTGGGCAACGCATGTACTTGTTGCACG